ATTTAGAGATGAGTTTTTAAAAACAATACCAGAAGAATTAGCAATAGGATTAGACAAAAGAAATTTAATTAAAAATGTTAAATCAATGTACCGATTAAAAGGTACACAAGCAGGACACGAATTATTTTTTAGAATTTTATTTAATCAAATATCAGAAACATTTTATCCAAGAACACAAATGTTGCGTGTATCAGATGGACAATGGGATACACAAAAAGTTTTAAGAGCAAGTGGTACGGTAGGTGATCCTTCAACTTTAGTTGGTAGAACAATTATAGGTTCTACTTCTGGTGCAACTGCTGTTGTTGAAACAACAAAAATTTTTCTAATAGGAGCAACATATGTTACTGAACTTATAGTTAACATTGAATCAATATCAGGCACATTCCAAATTGGTGAAGAAATTTCAGGAACTGCTAGTGATATAGATGACTTTTATATAAAAGCAATTATCACAGGTATACCTGGTACTAAAACTATTACCAATGATGGTAGTTTATATGCTACTAATGATTTCTTATCGGTAACAGGTGGTGGACAAGGTGCTACTATTTCTATTGATGATATAGGATCAGGAAGTGTATCCGAAGTTATTGTTGACAATCCAGGATCAGGTTATTCAGTAAAAGATAAATTAGTTTTTGATAATTCAAATACATATGGTTCTGGTGCAGAAGGATTTATTTCTGTTGTCAATGGTGGTATTACTGCTGAAGAAGGAACAGACGCTGAACATATTACGCTAGAATATGAAACTGAAAGAGGTGATATTTATCCTGGAAATAAAATTGTACAAGAAGATGAAACAAATTCAAATTTAGGTGATATAACAGATATATTTTTAATTAATGAAGGAAGTGGTTATGTATCTTTACCAACTGTATCAGTTACATCAAGTGGTGGTACAAATGGAAATGTTTTAGCATATGGTACTGAAATAGGAAGAGTTATTGGATTAAAAACAAATGAGTTAGGAGAGGGTTATGAAAAATCTCCAACACCTCCTACAATAAAATTTAGAAATTGTATGATACTAAACAATGTATCAGGTAATTTTAATGCTAATGATACTATCACAGGCGGAACTTCAACTGCTGAAGGTACACTTGCTAGTTGGGATTCTGATAGAAGTTTATTAAAAGTAAAAAATCAAACATTTAATTTTGAATTAAATGAAATAGTAACATCAACAAGTGGCGGATCAGCAATAGTAGGAAGATTAGATATTGCTACTGCTTCAATAGATGTTGTTTCTGTTGCAGATACAGATGGTAAATTTTTAAATGAAGATGGTTATATTTCTGAATCAACAATGAAAGTACAAGATAGTAAATACTATCAGGACTTTTCTTATGTATTAAAAGTAGGTCAATCTATTAATGATTGGCGAGACTCATTTAAAAAGACTATGCACACAGCAGGTTTTTATTTTACAGGTCAAGTTGATTTACTTAGCACACTAAACTTAAAAATTAAAATGCCAGTTGCTGGTATTGTATCAGGTGCTTCATATACTCCATTATTTGCAGTATTAGATGTATTGTTTAGTACAATATTTGGTAGAAGATTAGGAACGGTTGATGATGGAACAAGTTTAAGAACAAATCCACATACACCAGGTTCAATAGATTTAGATCCTGCTACAATAGAACACTTTACACCAAATACAAGAGATTTAACTTTAACTAGACCATCAATTGGAATTGATTATACAAGTAGAGTAAGACGAGTAATTGATGGACAAATTGTTAAACAAGGGTACGCATACGCAGGTCCTAGATTTGGAAATTTAAATAGATTTGCAAATACAGTATTTGGGACAAGTTCTATTGCTAGTAAGATAACTTTTGAAAAATTAAATGAGATTTTAGTACACGGAACAAGAACATCACTAGATAGTAGAAATGGTATATTTTTAATGACTTCAAATGAAGGAGGTCAGTTAATTAAGACAGATTTTGCAATGCCTGTGTATTTTGCAGTATCTATGGAATCCTTTGATAATACAGTTACAAACTTTGCACAAACATTAATAACTTTTGATGATACAACGCCATAATATGCTGGATAACATTATAAATAGTCAGCAAGAGATATTAGTAACTGTTGATGGACAAGTAAAGGTTGAAGGTGAAGATTATGAAGATATTAACAATGAAATCGTTTTTAAACAACCACCAGAAGCAGGTTCAGTAATAAAGGTATATAAGAAGAATTAAAATGGGAAAACATACAATATTTAGAGGCGGAGCAGCAAACGATGGAACAGGCGATAATTTAAGATTAGGCGCTTCAAAAATTAATGATAACTTTACTGAATTATATACTGCTTTAGGAGATGGTTCAACTATAACAAGTGGTACTTATATTACCACAGTTTCAAATAATGTTCTTACAAATAAAACTATAAGTGGTGCTTCAAACACTCTTTCAAATATACCAAATAGTGCTTTAGACACTATCGCAAATTCAAAATTAGCAAATTCAATTATTACAATTAATGGAGACGTAGGAACTTCAGATACAGATTTAGGTGATACTATTACCTTTGAAGGTGGTTCTGGTATTACATCAACGGTAACAGCAGATAAAGTTTCTTTTGCTACAGACGGTTCAATCGTAACTGAATCATCAACAGATGTATTAACAAATAAAACAATTGATGGTTCTACAAACACTTTACAAAGTATCGCTAATGCTAGTTTAACAAACAACACAGTATCTTATGGTGGTGTATCACTTGCTTTAGGTGGCACAGACGCTACTCCTGCTTTAGATTTAACAGACGCAATAAATTATCCTACAACATCATTAACAGGAACAATTACAAATACTCAATTAGCAGGTTCAATTACAAATGATAAACTTGTAAATAATACAATCAGAATAGGTGATGATAGTTCAACAAACTTTATTATTGGTTTAGGAGAGAGTTTTGAAATTATTGGTGGTTCAGGAATTACAACTGCTATTGATAATAATAGAATGACTTTATCTATGTCATCTATTCCTAATGCTTCTTTAGACAATTCATCAATCACTTTAGGATCAGATACTATTGCTTTAGGTGATACTCAAACTTCAATTGCAGGATTAAGTTTAACAGGATCAGGTACAGTTGATTTAACTGGTGCAGGTTCTAAAATGAGATTTGACTTTGCAGGATATGGTGCTTTACCAGCATTTGGAACTTATACAGGTATGTATTGTTTTGATACCGTAGGTAATAGACCTTATTATTCTTCTGGAAGTGGTTGGGTTAGAATATTAGATGAAAACGCTTCAATATCAGCACATACAGATGTTAATACGACAGGTGTTGCCGATAAACATTTTTTACAATTTTCATCAGCACAAGGAAGATTTAATTCTGTAAATTATGCAAATTGTAGGATGACGATTACAAATTCTGGTGATACAGATTATCTATTTGATGGTGATGGTTTTTCATCACAAGGTTCAAATCCTGACTTATTTTTGAAAAAAGGTATGACATATGAATTAACAATAGACGCAGCTGGTCATCCATTTAGAATACAATCTACAACTGGAACAGGTGGTACTGTATATAATGATGGAGTTACAAATAATGCAGAAGATGATGGAATAATATTGTTTACTGTTGATATGGCTGCTCCAGCAACTCTATATTATCAATGTACAGCACACGCAGCTATGAATGGAACAATTACAATAGTTTAATGAAAAGCTTTATAAATATAAGAAAGATTAAAGAATTATGCCAGCAATTATAACAAATAAATTTAGATTAAACAACGCTGAACAATTTTCAGAATCATTTTCTGAAACAGCAAACGAAGTGTATTACCTAGGTATTGGAAGACCACAACCTTTTGGTACTGCAACAAGACCAGATACTAGAACAGATTACGAAGGAACAGACGCTGCTCCTATTACACCTGGAGATACGGTTGCTAGAGAATTTTATACTTATGATGATTTAATTGCTGCTAAAAGAGTACAATCAACAGACACATCTTTTGTTATTCCTAGAAGAAACTGGACTTCTGGTGTTGTGTATGATTATTACAGACACGATTATGGTGAATATATAACAGGATCGGTAACTACAAGACAAACAGCAACAAGTGGTGCAACATCTTTAAATGATTCAACTTTTT